AAAAATATGTTTAACGAAATTAAGGCTTCCTTGTCGAACAATAAAGATAGTTCGTATAAGGATATCATGAAATTTGAACCCGGGAAGACTTACGTTGTTCGTCTTGTCCCTAACGTAACTGATCCTAAGACTACAATGTATCATTACTATCACCATTCCTGGAATAGTCTTTGTACTGGCCAGTTTGTTACTACCCTTTGCCCTTCCACTTACGGAGAGCAATGCCCGATTGATCAATACGTTCTTAAGACCTACAATACTGGGTCTGCTGAAGATAAAGAAAAGATTAAACCTATTACACGTAAAGAGAATTGGTTTGTTAATGCTTATATCATTTCTGATCCTACTAATCCTGAAAACGAAGGTAAAGTTAAGGCTATTCGCTACGGTAAAGAGTTGGCTAAAGTTATTAATGCAGCTATTGACGGAGATGATGCTGATGAATTTGGTGTTAAGATCTTCGATGTTGCTGAAGGCTGTTCCCTTAAGATCAAATGCGAATCTCGTACTGGTATGGGAGGCTCTAGAGCGTTTGTTACCTACTCAGCTTCTAAGTTTACTTCACCCTCTAAGCTTGAAGGTGTAGATGCTAAGAAGATTGATGGTATCTATGAGTCTGTTCTTGAGCTTGATAAGTTCAATAAGCCGAAAACCTATGCTGAACTTCAGCGTATGCTCGATCAGCATTTCTTCTGCATCCAGGATGTCACCTCTGTGGAAGAACCAGATGAAGAGACTACACCAGTCTCTAAGCCAGCTGTCTCTAAGAAAGATGAAGCTTTGAACTCTATCTTTGCAGGCATTAAAGAATCTACTCATAAAGAGGTAGAAGAGAAACCTAAAGCAGAAGAAAAGCCTGCTGTGGATGATACTGATGCTAAACTCAAAGAACTTCTCGCTAGTCTTTAATTTATGTTAAGAAGTAAAAAGAAACTCCAATACGCTAATCATAATATTCTTCATTCACCTGAAGAGGTTGAAGAACTTATTAACAACGGTGCAAAGGCTTATGAAGCTTATCTTGATGCTCTAGGCTTTGATTGGCGTAATGACCCGAATAGCGCAGATACACCTCGTCGAGTTGCTAAGGCGTTTGTTACTGATTTAGCTATGGGGTGTTATTCTGCACCACCTAAAGTAACCGCCTTCGATAACGTAGATGGTTATGATGGTATGGTATGTCAGAATAATATCAAAGTTGTTTCAATGTGCTCTCATCATCATGCTCCTTTTATGGGTGTAGCTCATGTGGCTTATTTACCTGCTAAGAACGGTAAAGTAATTGGTCTATCAAAGCTCAATCGTATTGTAGATTGGTTTTCAAGAAGGCCTCAGGTTCAAGAAAACCTAACTATGCAGATTCATCAATACATTGATCAAGTTTGTGAGAAAAATAAGGGAGTAGCTGTATTAATTGAGGCTAATCATACCTGCTGCTCTAACCGGGGCATTAAGCATGATTCTACTATGAGAACTGCCAGAATGTCTGGTTCTTTTTTAGATGAAAAAGATAATTCAAGGGCTGAGTTTTACAAATTTGTGGAATTTGCCCAAAATAATAAAGGACATATTTCGTAAAATGAGTACTATTGAGGAACAACTTGCAACAGCTATTGTAGCTAAAATGGCTGGAGTTGAGCTACAAAGAGTTGATGAACATACAATAACTCAGTCCTCTACAGGCCCGGCTGCAAGGATAGACCCTAAGTCATTTCTGCCCGGCGTTCAGCAGCACCAACAAAGGCAACAAGATGCAATTATTGCTGCTGCTAATCGAGAGGCGGAAATAGCATATCCTTTGCCACCTGAATACGGAAATCAGTCTCAGCCCATGCTTCAAACGCTTACAGGTACACCACCAGTCTTAGCACAACCTCAAGCTGACCCTAACCAGCTTACCTTTGATTTCTTAGATGAAGCTACAACTAAAAAATCTTTAAAACAACTTGATTTAATTGTCGATTACCTGTATTCTATTAATAACAAATTAGATAAGGTACTCTCAAAACGTGACTAATATTCTATCTCTTAATAAAGAATCTTTTGTTCAGAAGTTTCTTTTACCTATCAGTAAACTAGCTGATAACGTTTCCATCACTATTGATGATAACGAAGTATTTACTACTTGTGCCTCTCAGGACGGCTCAGTAGTACTCTTAGCTAGTTATAAAACTGATACAGCTGTTAAAGGTATTCCTCGGATAAACCTTCCTGATGTTAAGAAGTTTGTTCGTCTTCTTGACTGCGTTGAAGAGAGTAACATCGCATTAACTATTGATGATAATCATCTCAAGTACACAACACCTGCTTTTAAGTTTAATTACTATCTTCTAGAGGATAGCTATATGCAGAGGTGCCCGGTTAACCCTGAGAAGATTAAAAAGTTAAAATACGATACTGCTTTTATTCTGCCTAATTCAAAATTTAATGAAGTGTTAAAAGGTAGCTCAATTGCTACAGACTCTGATAAGTTATATTTTTATACGAAAGATAGTAAAGTTTACTGCGAGCTTAATGATCTTGAGAGACAGAATATTAATAATATTACATACCTTGTAACAGACAAATATGTAGGAGAAGATATTAAAAATACCCTACCGCTTAATTTAGAGAATATTCGTCTGCTTGCTGGTACTAAATGCAATGAATTTACTGTAAAGGTTAATAATGAACTAAAAGTGACGCTTTTTCAAATTGAAGAAAAAGATATAGATATAAAATTTATTATATCAGCGCTGGTAAAATGACGCCCTAAAGTATAAGTCTTAATATGTCAAATAAATTATCCACCCTTGGCTACACCCTGAAACGTCTGAGAGATTCAGGCTACTATGCCCATAAACTTTTTACAGAGTATAATGATGCTGATCCTCGGGCATGGACTATTATAATTGACCCTGGAATTAGCTCTGTGTTCTGTACCTGCTTTGTAAATCAACCCTTTTACGGAGAGTCTTTTTTTGAATTAACAGACGGCGATCAAAGAATTCCAGGCCGCTTAAAACTATCTACTTCTTCTTTTGAAGTACTTGTTGAACATCTTGTTAAGTTCAACATTAATAATAAAGCTCCAGGCTACAATAAGAAATTTAGTAACACCGATAAATAATAGTGTATGGCTAAAAGTGATAAAGATAAAAATAAGCCATCTAAAAGAGTTTATCGTAAGAAGAAAACTGAATCCCTTGGCCTGAGTGCTTTAGAGGCTTCTGAAGAAAAAATACTTCCTGAAAAACAGCTTGCGCAGGTTGAAGAAGTTATTAAGAATGCATTTCTCCGCTTTTATGACAACGCTACTTTAAAACAGTATAAAGTAAAAGATCTTGAACACTTGGATAGTGTTGTGTCTGAATTTTTAAAAACATTTATGATCTTGGGTTATGACCTAAATGGGGAGAAAGCATTTATTATGCACGCTACTAACCCCCATGATAAAGACGCTTTAGTAGAACATCTTCGTACAACTCTACTAGGAATTATCAATGCACAGAGTTAAATAACTCTGTGTCAAAAAAAGCTAAAGAAGAGATATTTAAAGATCCCTACGAAGACGTTATAATTGAAAACCCTATAGACGATTCTCAGTTCTATAGAGGGGATAAAAATGTACCAAAAGAGGATGCCCAGTTTGAGTGGACCCCTGCGATGGTCAAAGAGCTCAAAAAGTGTAAAGAAAATATTGTACACTTTGCTGAAAGTCATTTTTGGATTGTAAATCTTGATCAGGGTAAGATGAAGATTGAGCTCTATAAGGCTCAAAAACGTGCTCTTAAGTCTCTAGCAGATAATAGGTTTGTCTGTGTCTTAGCCTCCCGTCAATGTGGTAAGACAACAATCACTACTATCTACGCACTTTGGAATACCTGCTTCTTTGACGATCAACGTGTCATTATTGTAGCTAATAAAGAAAACACAGCTATTAATATTTTTAAAAGAATAAGAATGGCTTATGAAATGTTACCTAACTATCTCAAGCCCGGGGTTAAAGAATATGGTAAAACCGGAGTAACATTTGCTAACGGTTCTAGTATTGGTATTAGTACAACC